TTCCATAGTATTAATTGCGTGTACTTGTAACTTTTCGACTAAGCCGGAAATGATTTTATCTATATCTGCTTCTTCCCGTACTACGATAGAATCTGCCAGTTTATTAATATTAATAGAATTATTGGTTCTATTATTAACAGCGCCTTCTTTTCTACCCATTTCACGGGCTTCCTTAACGCTTTTATCATGTGGCATAACTCTTGTACCGGAAGGAAGGTCTATAATTTCGCCGCCTTGGTCGTGGATTTTAGCTAAACCGCCTTTCCAGTTTTCTGTACCAGTAAACAATAAAGGAATATTTAAACTAAAATCTTTACCGCCCCAATTTGGAACCCAGTCCGGAATGTGGAAAGAAATACCATTTAAAGCGCTAATAATTGTATTAATACCTTCTTTAATAAAAGATACTGCGCCAGATACACCGGATTTAATACCTTCCCATAAATTATTAAAGAAGTTTCCGATAGCATTTATTCCGTCATTCCAGGCGGGTACTAAAGTACCATTAAACCAATTTACAACGGAATTAATAGCATTTTTAAGCATATTCCAACCGGCTATTAAATAGTCTTTAACTGTATCCCAGTTGTAATAAAGTAGCATCAATACAACAATAATAGCTGTAATTGCTAACCCTATAGGATTAGTTAGAAATGCAGTAGCAACAGCACGAATACCGATAATCAAAACTTTAAATAGTCCGCTAGCTGCTATTTGAATAATGCTAAATACTGCGCGTAATGTTTTCATATTAGCGGCGATAGTCGATACGATAGACATAGTAGTACTAGCAGCTTTAAAGAAGGCGAATAATCCTACTACTACTTTACCTATAGAAATAACCCAGTCTAATGTACCGTCATCTGCACGGGATATTTTTTTAGATAGATCTACAATATAATCTGTAATTTCTTTTACCTGTGGTGCTAGTTTCTCACCAATTTTATATAGGATAGCCATACCGCTATTTTTTGCTAGTTGTAAATTAGCGCCTAATGATTGATTCATTTCTTCATAGGCTTGATTCATAGCGCCTTGACTATCTGTAATTTGTTGTTGTTGTTTCCTATAGGCTTCTGCGTTTTGTGCTAATTGGTTAAATGCACGCGCGCCTATACCACCAAATGTTTGTAATGAAATAAATTGTTTTTCACTATCGGACATACCTTTAGTTTTTTCATTAAAATCGGCTGCGATATCGACTAAACTACGCATTTTACCCTGTGCGTCAAATACTGCAACGCCTATTTTAGTAAGGTTTTCTACATTCGCCGGATTCGCCATTCTTTCAAATATGTTAGCTAAACCGGTACCGGCTTCGCTACCTTTTACGCCAGTATTAGCTAATACGGCTAAGGCTGCGGACATATCGTATACGTTTTGATTCGCACCGGCAGCAGCCGTACTACATTTAGAAAGTGCTTCGCCTAAGTCCGCTACATCTGCTGAAGAATAGTTAGAAGCTGCTGTAATAGCATCTAATAATTTAGGTACTTCTGTAGCCGGTAATTTAAAGGCATTGACTGTATTAGATACCATATTAGAAGCAACGTCTGAAGCTGTATCTGTAGCAATGGCAAATTTAGCTACTTCTTCTGTCATTTTATTTAGTTGTTGCCCGGATAGTCCGTCAATAGCGCCGCCTAAAGAGTTAGCTATATTTATTAATTCTTCTGCCGGTTTTGCTACGCCTAATGACATATCTATAAATGCTTGCTTACTGATCTCTGTACTTTTACGCGTTTCAACTTCTAATTTATTAAGCATGGCGCGGTGTTTAGTATCTAAATCTGCAAAAGCATTAATAGCTAATGTAGCTGTTCCGACTGCTGCCATTGCAAAAGGCTGTAGTTTACTAGCAGCTTTATCGAAGTTTTTACCCATATTAGAAATGCTTTTGCTTGTTGCTTTAGCCATTCTATCTGTCTTCTTCAAGTTGCTATTTACTGCCGCTAATTTGTCTGACATTTGGTCTTGCAATTTAATAATTGCATCAATTACTGTAGCCATTAATTACCTTTCAACGATTCTGCTTCTTCGATTCGTTTTTCTATTTCATAAGATACAAAGGCATTAACGATAATTTTTTCACCAATAGGCATAGTAAAATATGTACTAGGCATTACATGATGATAACGATATAAGAAGTACATATTTTGTACATTCCTATCGGTGTTTATTAGTTTTTTACTTCTTCTTCTACGGCTTCTGCATCTTCGATATTATTGCCGGATAACTCATTGATTTTAGTTACCATATCGCCAATTTCGCCTACAGTAAACATAGATAATACTAATTCTGCCGGATTAGCTACTTTATAATGACGTACAAGTGCTTCATTGTGTAAGTCCGGGGATTTAATACCTTCTAATAGAACATTCGCCGCGAATTTAGATTCGTCCATAATAGTTTTACCTTTTTTATCGGTAGTACTACATTGTTTACGAAGTCGCATAAAGTCTTTAGCTGTTAATGCTTGTAATGTGATTTCAAAGTTTGTATTAGCTTTTTTAGATAGAGATTCAACTACATAAGTAGAAGTTTCTCTAGCTGTTAAAGTTTCAATGTCTTTAGATAACAAAGTATCTACTAAGTTAATTTCCGCCATGTTATATATTTCCTTTATCTTTTATTAAAAAGAAAGAGGCTTATAAAAATAAGCCCCTTTTGAAAAAATCTAAATAGATTCTGTGATTTCAAATTCTGAGAATGTAAAATTATAGGAATCTTCCCCAACCTTACCGGCTTCCCAGTCAATCAAGTTAAGAGTATCAAAAGTAGCATCACGGATAATAATTCTTTCTTCGCCAATGGAATTAGGGTCTCTTAATTTGGATTCAATCGTAAATACTGGTTGTTTACCTTCCTTAATTTCATCGACCATAGCTTTTAAGAAGAAGCTATCTACTTTGTGTAATTTGATAGAACCTTTACACGTCATACTCATTACTTTATAGCCTTTAGTAAGGCGCTTAATGTGTTTGATTTCTGTTTTATCTAATGTTACTTGTGCTTTAAGGGAAATGACTTCCGCTAGATAGTGAGAATTAACCCATACTTCGCCATGAGTACCATTGATAACTTGATAATCTTTATAATCTTGCATATGTATTAATTCCTTTTATTAAATATGGATAGGCAATTTAATTGTTTCAATAGCATCAAGTAAAGACATTTCCGCTGTCAAGAAGACATTATCGCCAATGTTTTCGTACTTAATGTCAATTTCTTTCATTTGTTTTAATTCTTCTTTTGTCTTGCGACCATTCTTCATGAGATAAACTTTAGTCGCTTCTACGTCAATAGAACAATTATTTTTACCTTTTTCCGCTAGCGAAGCTGCTTCCAATTCTAAGAAGTAGCCGTTAATAGCTGTAATAAGTAAACAACGATTATCATAAGAGTTAGCATATTTACCTAAGTAATTGTCTTCTGCCGTTTTCTTAATATCGTCATGTACCATATCCATTAATTCTACTAGCTTAATTTTTTTGAAAGACTTGCCTTTATCTTGTACTGTAGTTACATAAGAATTAACGCCGCGCGCTACTTTAATTTTTTCGCCGTCATCGAATACAACAAATTCGCCGTTATCAATACGGCTATCTAGTGTTTCCCGATCTACAAATTCTACGCCTGTAACTTCTGGCAATGGTGCGAAAGTACAAGCGATAGTAGCAGGAGTACCGCAAATTAAACCGGCGATACGTGATAAGTATTGTTGACCTGTGTATTTCTTAGTTTTAACTTCGAAGTATTCATTTGTTACATTAATAATACCTTCATTATCGGCTGCTGTTTTATAAAGTACAGCTTTTACTTTATTATCTTTTTGTGTACGCTGCGCCTTAATCCAGGTTGCAATAGTAGTAGATTCTTCAGTAGTTGCTTCTGGGTATACTAAATAAGTAAATTTAAGCGCTTCTGCTGCTTTAAGTTTTGCGTTAATATCTGCTGTTCTACCAGTTTTAGGGAACGCTAATACTACAATCTTATAAGGTGTAGTTTGATAGCCAATTAAAGCCAATTCAATTTGTTTCTTATTGTCTTCGGAAAGTGTTTCCGGAATATCGTCATTGTCAAATACAGTATATTTGGTAACGGCTTGAACGCTTGCATCATTCAACAAAAGAAGAATAATACCACGTTTAGCGGATTCAATGGCTGCGATTCCTTTTTCTTTAAAGTATACGCTAATTTCTGGTAAGCCCATTATTTATACCTTTCTTGTA